CTGCGGGCACCAAAGATGTCTTTGTAACCTACCCCGCCGGACGGGCTATATACGGCAATACGACGGGAACTATTTCCCCTACAGACAATGCCATCATACGGTTTGACACGACAGCCGGAAACATAGTTCAAACGTCATTGGTGACGATAGCTGACGATGGTGCGATAACAGCACCGCAGGTCGGATCGGTTATTCCTTTCTACTATGCCAACCAAGCGGCATTTCCGTCCGCATCTTCTTACCACGGGGCATTGGCTCACTCACACGCAGATGGAGCAATGTTCTTTGCTCACGGCAGTGTTTGGAATAGGCTTCTGGATGATGTGACTGATGTCACAGTTGCTCAAGGCGGCACTGGTCTTTCAACCCTCACAGCTAACAACGTCATACTTGGCAACGGCACTTCAACGCCTTTGTTTGTTGCACCCAGTTCATCAGGCAACGTCCTAACAAGCAACGGTACAACGTGGGCGTCTACCGCTCCAGCGGCAGGGGGCATTTCCTTTACGGCGGTCAAGACGGCCAACTACACAGCCGCAAATAACGACGGGGTGTTGACCAATACAACGGGCGGGGGGTTTACGGTCACCTTGCCTACAAGCCCCTCCGTTGGTAATCAAATCATAGTGGCGGATGCTTTTAGCCAGTGGGGGACAAACAATCTAATAATTGACCCAACAGCGCTAATTAAAATTGCGGGCAACACGGCAGGGGACACACTAACTGGTGACATAACTGGGGTTGCTTTAACGCTGGTTTACACGGGCGCTTCATTTGGATGGGACGTATTTGCACAGGTAGGCGGCAACGGCGGGACGGCAGTCACTTTGAACGGTGTTCAGACACTGACCAACAAGACCATTGCCTACGGCAGCAACACACTCACTGACGTAGTGGGTGTCACGGCAACACAAACTTTAACCAACAAGACGCTGACAAGCCCTGTATTGACAACGCCTGATCTTGGTACGCCGTCTGCTGTTGTCTTGACAAGCGCCACTGGTCTGCCTCTGTCCACGGGCGTAACAGGAACGCTACCTATTGCCAATGGCGGTACAGGCCAAACCACTTTGGCAGCGGCAAACATTGCTGTTGTCAATGTCGCCAACACCTTTACAGGTACTCAGACATTTGCTGGCACATCATCAGCGTTAGCAGAAATCCTGAGTAACGCAGCCGAAGTGGCAACTGTAGAAGCCACGGCAGCTACAGGCACAATCAACTACGATGTCACCACTCAGTCTGTTCGTTACTTTACCAGCAACGCAAGTGCTAACTGGACTGTCAACTTCAGAGCGTCATCTGGTACATCATTAAACACTGCCATGACAACGGGTCAGTCTGTGACTGTTGCCTTCCTTGTCACGCAAGGCTCGACTGCTTACTACAACTCTGTGGTGCAGGTAGATGGCTCAACGGTGACGCCCAAGTATCAGGGCGGTACAGCGTATGCGGCTGGCAATGCAAGTGCAGTTGACGTGTATATGTACACGATCATCAAAACGGGCAATGCGGCATTTACTGTGTTTACTTCACAGACTAAGTTTGCATAAGGACAACCATGCCATTAGTACAAACAAGGGGTGCAGCATCGGCTCAAGGCTTTGGTGAGTTTGCACAGGCAACCTCTGTCAACTACATTGAGGAAGTGTTTTCTTGCTTCTTGTATACGGGTACAGGTGCTACACAGACAATCACCAATAACATTGACTTGTCTACTAAAGGTGGATTGGTTTGGACAAAAAGGAGATCATCGGCCCAGAATCACGCTTTAATGGACACAGCAAGGGGCATATCTTCTCAAATAAGCTCTAACAGCTCAGATGGAACCTTCACTAACACGGGTGACTTTGTTTCGTTTAATACAACTGGATACACAATAGGGCCACCAACATCCGGATCGGCTTTCAACACAAATGGCGAAACCTATGTTGGCTGGACATTCCGCAAGCAGCCTAAGTTTTTTGATATTCAAACGTGGTCGGGTAATTCCACAGCTAGAACAATTGCCCATAATCTTGGCTCTGTGCCGGGTTGCATTATGGTCAAGCGCACAGATGCCACAGCGCAGGATTGGAACGTATATCACCAGTCTATTGGTAACGAATCCCGGCTTGCTTTAAACGGTACGTCTGCTGCTGTTAACATTGGCAATGCTTGTTGGAACTCCACAACCCCTACAAGCACTGTTTTTTCTTTAGGTACAAACTCCGGCGTTAACTCAACCGGCGGCACATACGTAGCCTACCTATTCGCCCATGACGCAGGGGGCTTTGGCCTGACGGGTACGGACAATGTGATTAGCTGTGGGTCGTTTAATAATGCTGTTGCTTCTGAAGTAACACTTGGTTGGGAGCCACAGTGGTTATTAGTCAAATCGTCAAGTAATGTTTCTAACTGGCACATTATTGACACTATGCGGGGAATGTCAAACACACAGCAAAGCCTGCTTACACCTAACAATGCTAACGCTGAAATATCGCAACAACAGTATTTTATTCCAACAGCCACAGGTTTTACTCAGAATCCCTTTTTTGGTAATACTACAATCTACATAGCCATACGCCGTGGCCCGATGAAAGTGCCTACGGTGGGGACGAGTGTGTTTAGTGCAGTATCTAGAACTGGCACATCAGCAAATGCTACTGTTTCAGCAAGTATCTCTCCAGTTGATATGGTTTTAGAAACTGCTAGAAATGCTAATTTTGGTACAGCACCAAATGCTTTTGATAGATTGCGTGGTGCAAATAGACTTCTTATAACTTCCACTACTGGAGCAGAGGTAGATACCACAAGTACACCGACATTAACGGGATTTGATGTACAAGATGGATATAAATTAGGCGATGATTCTGGTGGTTACGCCATTAATTACAGTCCGTATATATTTATTAACTGGAACTTCAGACGCGCCCCCAGCTTCTTTGATGAGGTTTGCTATACGGGGTCGGGTGCTGATCCTCAAACGGTTTCTCATAATTTGGGTGTTGCGCCTGAGTTGATGATTTTTAAAGCAAGGGGCGTTGCAGCAGGATGGCGTGTTTGGGGTGGCAATATGGCTATTACCGAATATTTGGCGCTTAGCGAAACCTCGGCAGTAGTAACAGGCTCAACATTTTTCGGCAGTACCTTGCCAACGGCTACATCGTTTTATGTGGGTAGCGGACTTAGCGTTGCGGCAAGAACACACGTTGCCTACCTCTTTGCAACCTGCGCTGGTGTTTCCAAAGTAGGCTCATACACAGGCAACGGCACAACTCAAACTATCAACTGTGGCTTCACAGGCGGGGCTAGGTTTGTGCTTATTAAGCGCACTGACTCAACTGGCGGCTGGTATGTCTACGATACAGCTAGAGGCATGACGGTATTGACAGACCCGTATTTGTTTTTAAACAGCACAGCGGCGGAAGTTGCTACGCTCGGCTCCGTCACCACGGTTTCAACAGGTTTCGCTTTAGACTCAGCAATCTTGGCAGCAATCAATGTGAATGCTGGCACCTATATCTTCTTGGCTATAGCGTAAGGAAAACAAAATGCAAATCAGAATTCAATCAACAGGCGCAGTAATGTACGAAGCAGAGTTTCGTGCATACACCAAAGCCAACGGTGGCCCTACATGGGAGACAACAACTACTGAGGTGCTTGAAGCCTTGGGTGCTGATGTAGTCTTTGAAGGTCCACAAGCCACAGGCGGCACTGTCTATCAATACAGCCAACGTGATGGCGTTCAAGAGCTTGCGGGTAAGTGGTACACCAAGCATGTGCTTGGCCCTGTGTTTACAGATGGCGAAACAACAGCGGCAGAGCAAGAGGCTGCATACAAGGCGACCAAGGACGCTGAACAAGCTAAGTCTGTTCGTGCTTCCCGCGACACCAAGCTGTCAGAGACTGATTGGCGCTATCGCCGTGACCAGACAACGACACCAGAGTGGGACGCATACTGCCAAGCACTGCGTGATTTACCAGCACAAGAAGGATTTCCGTGGACAATTACTTGGCCTGTTGCACCATGAATCAAATAGACGCAACAGATGCCAAGTTAGCAACGCATGAGGAAATTTGCCAGATGCGTTATGAGGCTATCCAGAAATCATTTGAGTCCGGCAGCAAGCGCATGAGTCGCATTGAATACATCCTGTATGCGTTGATTGCTGTGACGCTGCTTGGCCCAGGCTTTGCCGCTGAGATGCTTAAGAAAATGCTTATGTAATCATGGATGCTCTGCCGCCACCACCACCAGCGGCAGAATCACCTGTATTTGAGTGTGTGAAATGGTCATGGTCACCTGATAGGCTTTTGGTCTGGTGCTTAAAATGGCGGGAAAAAGGTAAACCCGAAAAAATAGCAGAGGCCACAAATGATTGATCCGATTACCGCGCTGGCGGGTATCCAGTCAGCTATTTCGTTAGTCAAGAAGGCGGCAAAGGTTGCCAACGATCTTGGCAGCTTGGCTCCGATGATTGGAAAATTGTTCGATGCCAAAAGCGTAGCGACCAAGGCTATGCTGGAGGCAAAACGATCAAAAAACAAATCGAACATGGGAACGGCTCTACAGATCGAGATGGCTCTGGATCAGGCGCGTGTTTTTGAGGAGGAGCTAAAACTACTCTTTATGCAGACCGGCAAGATTGATGTGTGGCAGAAGATCAAAGCCCGTCAGGCAGAGATGGACAGAGACGATGCCAAGGAAATTAGCGCACTGAAAGCCGAAGAAAAGAAGGCCAAACAGA